TTTGGATTAACATGGTAGGCACTATGCAAGTTGGAAACATTTTCGACAATCCAGAATTATTACAGGAGGAACACAAATGAGTAGTGCAAGCGTAAGATTCGGAACAAAAGCGTATGTATGCGCAAGGTACTTCCTCAGACCGGGAAAGTGCTTCAAATACATCGACCAGCGTGGCGAAGATACCACGGAACACATCTATGAGGTCATGGCGTTATATCCTTATTGTGTATTGTTAAGAGATACCAGAAACGGAGTCAGAACTTGTCCGGGATATAATACTTTAAGTCTGATGTTGAGAGGAAGTGAAGTGGGTGAGTAAATCAGTATTGGTAATAGATACACCAGAAACTTGCTTAGATTGTAGATTCTGTTATGAATTAGATGAAGGTGTTGAAGCATGTTGTTCAATCTCAGATGACGATAAAGACGCAAATATTATGAAGAAAATTGATTGTAAATATGGATATTGTCAAGGTAAACCTGATTGGTGTCCATTGAAGCCACTGCCGGAGAAGAGCACTGCCGAGAATGATATGACGGATTATCAGTGCGGGATGGTCGATGGCCGAAATCAGTGCATTAATGAGATTATAGGGGGAGAATGATGCATGGCAATAAATATAAACGAAACTGTGAAAAAGTGTAATGTTTGTGGCAAATGGAAAACCACAGCGTATGAACTGGATTATCCGATACTTAATGATAGCTGCTTAGGTATCCGAAAACAATTTTTTATTTGCGAAGAATGCGCGAAAAAGCGCGAAGAAAATAATATATTTTTGTGAGGCGAAATAGATGATTGATTTAACAGGAAAAAGCGTATTCGTAAAAACGCAGGAAGAATATTCTAAAATTTTAAGAATAGCAAGATTACAGGGTTTTAAGTGGTCAGGAGGGAATCATTTAAACGTAATCGATATTCCGCTTCCAAACATGTTGAATTTTCATGATGAAAGAATAGCAACTTATAACAGTGACAAGAAAAAAAATGTATGATGCACATGAAATAGTTGCATGTGAAGAAAAAATCGAGGAAGCAATGGCCCACGTTAAGTATTTTGCGAATAACAAAAACAGAATGTCATTAACAGATAAAGTTATTGAATCAATGTTGTTACTTGTAAACACCGTAGAAAGTCAATTGGAAGAGGTGAAGTAGATGGAAAGATTAACAGAATGGGAAAATGGTAGTGTCACATATAACGAAAAACGAGAGATTGAATGTGGTGAATATTGTGATAGCTGCTCACAGGGCGCAGGAAATTGCGAAACAGTAGAGAATATGATTAAAAAGCTTGCCACTTATGAAGACTTAGAAGGAAAGGGCTTGCTTGTGAGATTACCGTGTAAGGTTGGAGACACGGTTTGGGTGGTAACATCGCCAATTAATGTGTTTGGTTATGATGAATATGATGGAGATGCGGAATATGAAGTATATGAATCTTTTTTATCAAGCGTATCTTATTATGCGTCTGGAGAACAATTCAGAATTTACGCAAAAGTAACGAATAGTTTTATTGTGGCATACTTTAGAGAATGTGATTTTGGAGAATCTATATTCCTCACCCGTGAAGATGCTGAGAAGAAGTTGGAGGAGATGAAGAAATGAAACCAGAAGAAGCATTAAAAGAATTAAGTTATGGTGACACAGCCTATGGTGGTAACTGTACTTATGAAGTTAGAATGGGAGCCATTAAAGCGTTGAAAAAGCAGATTCCGATGAAACCAAATAATATGAAATCTATTTTTGATTTTTCTGGCAGATATTATGCAACAAAAGGTAACTGCCCAGTTTGTAATAGTGAGGGACTTTATAAATCGGATTTTTATTGCAATAAGTGTGGACAGAAATTAGATTGGGGTGAGGAAAATGGCAGATAAAACATGCAAAACTTGCATTGAAAACGATAATGGTCTTTGCGACCGTAAAGGTATCCTGATAGAGGAAGATGATAGCTGTGAAAATCACACAAAAAACTGGATGGACTCTTTAATGGAGAAATTCATTCGAAAATCAATGCGGTAAGGGCGAAAACGTCCTTACCAGACGGGAAGGTGGCTAAATGACAAAGGTGAGTTGGATTCGATTAGAAATAGATATGTTCGACAACAAGAAAATCCGGCATATCAGAAAACTTCCAGAAGGAAACAATATCGTTCTGATCTGGATGATGCTCCTGACGATGGCAGGGCGTTGTAATTCAAACGGGATTATTTTTCTGACAGAGAATATTCCATATACAAATAAAATGCTGGCTGACGAACTGGATTTTGATGAGAGTGTGATCGAGCTTGCACTCACAATTCTTGAAAAGTTCGGCATGATAACCAGAGACGGAACATTGCTTTCAATCCCCGGATGGGAAGAGCACCAGAACATTGATGGACTTGAAAAAATCAGAGAGCAGACAAGAAAACGAGTTGCTGAGCATAGAAAGCGCCAGAAAGAATTGTCGGAAGAAGAGATTCCAGAACAAATTTCTTGCGAAAAAGATTTAGTCAAGCCCGGTGATGTGCAGAAAGTAGTCGATGAATGGAATAAGCTTCAGCAGTTCGGTATTCAGCCGATTGCAAGAATGACAGCAAGAAGAACGCAGATGTTGAAAGCAAGAATCCGTGAATACGGCATGGACAAGGTAATGGAAGCGTTGAAAAATGTACAAAACAGTGACTTCCTCATGGGAAAGAAAACTGATTTTATGATAAATTTTGAATGGTTCGTGAAACCAAACAACTTCTTAAAAATACTTGAAAACAAATACCATAACAGGGAGGATATGCGAAATGGAACTGGCACAGCTCAAAGAAATGTCGAACCAATCATCCCACTTGGAGAATGGAACGGAGAAGAATCAGACACCCCGTTCGCTTGAATGCCCTGAATGTGGGGACAGCGGGTGGAGATGGGGAAGAGACGCAAGTGGTATTCCTTATTGTGAGGAATGCCCTTGCGGAATCAGAAAGAGAACAATCCTTGAAAATCAATTGAAATTTGCGGAGCTTCCAAACGTATTTAAAGGCTCAAATTTCAATGATTTGAAGTCAAGTGTATATTTGAACGCCGAGAGTCGAAAAGTATTTTCTCAGGCGGCTCAGGCAGTAAATTATTGGTTTAAAAACCTTACTGATATGCAGAAGAAAGGAATAGGATTATATCTTTTCTCGAATGCAAAAGGTTCTGGCAAAACTAAAACAGTATGCAGCTTGGCAAATGAAATCATGAAGAAATACCAGAAGCCTGTCAAATTCACCACGTCTCTCAGAATCCTTGATGAGATCAAAAACACGTGGGGAGTCAAAGAGAATGCGGAAGGAAAGCTGATAGAGGATTTATCCAGAACAGAAATCCTTATCATTGACGACTTTGGTGCCGATTCTGGAAAGGACTGGATTAACGAAAGATTCTATAGCATTATTAATGGACGGTATGTCGATAGGAAAATTACTATATTCACAAGTAACTGTCAGATATCAGAATTGAAATACGATGAGAGAATCACAAACAGGATTCTGGAACGGTCACTTGAAATTCCATTTCCAGAGGAATCCGTCAGGGAGCACATCGCGGAACATTTGAGAATGAAGATGATTCAAGGAATGGGAGTAGCAAAATGAGAAGAAAAAGATGGAAAGAAATGTCAGAGAGGGAAGTAGTTGAGCTGAAACGTAATCAATGCATGAAATACGTATATCTTTCTAAAAGCAGTCCGTCATCTATATCGAATGCTACCTGTGATTATATTCTTATTGTTGGTCATTCAAGAGGATGTCCGCCTACGGAATGCGTACAGAAAGGAATTTTAAAGCGTGGTAAGAGAAAAGGCGGAGAGAGTGAATATGGATTATGACATCACACCCGAAATGGTAGGAACGTGTGTAAACATCATCATGGATTACTGCAAAGCGACAGATAATAAATGTGAGAGCTGCGCGCTTCGAGTTACCTGTCAACACAGTTTTAAAATCCCACCGTTTGCATGGAAGAGGAAAGAGCATGAGAACAATAAGTGAAATGTATAAGCGTTCTGGAGGAACAGCATATCAGCATAAATGCGCTGAATGCCGATTCTATAGGGACGGAAAGAGAGAAAAATGTCTGATGTACGGCGGTGATCTGGATTGGCATGGAAATTTCATTGCCTGTAAATTCTTTAATCTCGAAGATGATATGCCGGAAGGACAGATGAATATTTTTGATTATGTGTGAAAGAAAGGAGGAACGAGGAACCGCTGGCCAGCGAAAGGATATCCCGGTTCCTCCTTATTTTTTATGAATAATGACGACTTGAAATATGCTATAGAGAATGGTATTATCGACTTATCTCACATACAAGAAAACATAGAAATGAGCAAAAGAAGGGACATATTGGAACAATATGAAGCTAGTATTTGGGAGGCTTCGGACGGATATTGGAAAATCCGTATTTATGATGATGAAACTAAGAAAAGAAGACTGATTAAGAGGAGAAACAGGGAAGACCTGGAAGATGAAATAGTCAGAATCTATAAGGAAAAGATTGAGAATCCTAAAATAAGTGAAATCTTTGATGAATGGCTTGAACGCCGTCAGGAACTGGGCAAGATATCAATGTCCACAAAGCAGAGATACCAACAGGTTTTTGACCGCCATTTCAAAGAATTTGGTACTGAAAGAATACGAGATGTTGACTCGGAGGATTTTAGTAGTTTCCTTGAAGAGCAGACGGGGAAATACAATCTGACAGCAAAGGGATTCTCAAACCTCAAGACAATAGCCAGAGGCACATTGAAATGGGCGAAGAGAAAGAAACTGATAGATTGGAACGTGGAAGAGCTTTTTTATGATCTGGACGTGAGCGACCGTGAATTTAAGAAGAATGTTAAGGAAGAATTAGAAGAGGTATTCAGCGACGCCGAAATGAAAAGAATCGTTGATTATCTCAAAGACAATCTTGATATGGTAAATCTTGGAATTCTGCTTATGTTTGTGACTGGAATAAGAGTCGGCGAATTAAGTTCGCTAAAGTGGGAAGACTGGGTTTATAGCAGCAACGTGGAAAGTCCAAGCATATTAAAGATACGTCGCACAGAGACACGGTACACTGTTGATCATAGTTTAATTTTTGATGTAAAGAACTTTCCAAAATCAGAAGCAGGCGTGAGAAATATAGTGATTCCACATGGATGTGTCTGGATTCTGCAAAGACTAAGATGCATGTCAGCATTTTACGAGTACATATTTTTTATGGATGGTCATAGGCTTAATGCATCTGTATTTAGACGGCGACTATACAAGGCTTGTAAAGAAACAGGATGTGTTCAGAAATCACCGCACAAAATCAGAAAAACTTACTGTTCAATTCTTCTCGATCACAGTATTGACAACCAGATGGTAATATCTCAGATGGGACATTCAAATATAAAATGTTCCGAGAATTTCTACCACAGAGACAGAAAAACACTTGCAAAAAAGCAGGAAATCATGGATAATATTCAGGAATTTTCGGTTATAGCAAAATAAAAATCTGATCTAAAGTATGGTTGTTTTTTACTGACAGGGAACAGCTAGGGAACAAAAGGGAACACCTTGAAAATCCCGAAAGCCCTTGATTTTACTGGAAAATAAGGGTTCTATAAACGGGTTCGATTCCCGTACTGGCTGCTAAGAAAACCTTGATTTTATGCGGGTTTCGGGACTTCTGGAATCCGCAAGGGAACACCCTAGGGAACACAAACAAATATTCGATAATAAGACATGGAGGAATCTTGTATGCGAGATATAAGAAAACTTCAGATAAAATCGCTGAAAGGCGATTATTTTTTGCACTTTTTTAATGAATACAGTATAATGTATTCAAAGGAGTGAGACAGTATGATACATACCGCATACGATGTAATGAAAGAATATCTGATAACCGGCGCAGAGTTGGATGGTCCGTACCAGATACCAGTTATTCCGCCGATACAGCTGGTACCGAAGAAAAGCATAGACTTCGTTTCTTCAAAATCCAGATCATTAAAAGGGCATAAGGACTTGACGGTGAATTTTTATATTGACGACAAGAGTTTCTTACAGGTATGGAATCAGCCGGACCAGTACATTGAGCATCTGAAATGTTTCCATTCAGTTTGCAGTCCAGATTTCACAATTGCTTCCGGGATGCCTACAGCACTAAATATATACAACCTATACAGGAATCATGCTCTAGGTTTCTATTTTGCGATTTTAGGTGTTAATATCATACCATCGGTAAATGTTATCAGTCCAAAGGAAATGCCGTGGATTTTTGACGGTACGCCGCACAGAAGCACTGTATCATGTTGCACTAATGGGAGAGTGCGGTCTAAGTCTGCCAGATTGGAATTTTGTGAGAATTTCAAAGAAATGCTTGAGGTAATTGAGCCAACAAAAGTTGTGATCGTGGGTATCGTGCCGGACGAACTCAATGTGGATGTGCCAATAATAAACCTCAATTCACGTAGTCAGAACATGAAGGAAATGTTCAGAAAGGAAGGACCATGGGAACAGTCAGTAGCGGATCAGCAAAACGAAGAAATAAAGAAACCGGTCGACAGAAGAAACGTCGAAGCAGACTTTTCAGTATTGTGGGACGAAGAAACATGACTGGAAAAGATGAATTGAATGTGATGAAGTGAAAAATTTACATCACGCCGAGCTACGTTATAGAAAATTATATACAGAATGCACAAAAAATAAAAAGTCGCAGGTCTGAATTAGTTTCAGATTTCTGCGATTTTTTTCAGATTTTCCCAGTTCAAACCGTACCGATTTTGATGCTGTTTCTGACTTGTCGTACACTTCCTTGGTGTTCTTTCCCCATCCCAGGGCCGCCCCGGAAACTGCCAGCCGATCAGCAGCAGACCGCCACCGGGAACCCACGAAAGCACAGAGCCAGCGCCAGACACAGCCAGAGCTAAAATCAATTCAAACATAACGTTGTAAAATGTGTTTAAAAGCGCTTTTGCGCGTCATTGGTAAAATATACAGAAATCACATAAAACGCGCTCAAAAATCCAAATACGGCGTTATATGAGTGTTTAAGGCACAACCGTCTAAGCAAAACGCCTAAAAGCGTACAGAAATAAGACCGCCGGAGCGATCACAAACAAAGCCCGCATAGCTTCGCGCAGTCCGGAAGCATAAAGACCAGACCGGGCGAAGCGTCCGCGCAACTATACACGGTAATAATAACCCCATTGCGTTCTGTCGTCAATCCCTGTTATCAATTTGTATTTGACGTTTTAAGGTGATTTTATATGACTGTGATAAAATATACCAGAATCACGATAAAATCCGTTAAAATGTCAAATATAAGCTAATACAGCTATATATAATTGCCAATGTGCATCAAACCAGGACGCAAGCCCCGGAGAAGTCCCGCACAGGTCACGAACCACCGCCGCCCGGAGCGGATGCAGGACACCAGAACAGAAAAAGAACAGTGTTTTACTGCTCTAAATAATTTATATTCGTGATCTGCGGCAAGTCCCGGAAAAACTCAGAAAAACCGCCGCCAGTAATATTGTACTGGTGGTCAGATGTTGGAATCATGCGGACATCTTTTATTTCCATACAGGAAAGTTGTAAATATCCCGGTTTTTTAGTAGATTTATGCAGCGCGTACCGCATAAAAGACACCGCCCCAGACTGGCAGCGCACCGGCGGCAAGTCGTACCATATCAGCGGGACAGCACCGGAAGAAACAGCTTCAAATACTTTTCTGGCTTCCTTTTCTGCAATTTCTTTTATTCTGTTTACTTCAGAAAAATCACCGCTTTTTATAGCGGTGATAGCTTGTTTTTGCGTGGCTTTTCTGATTGTGATCATCTTTTCATTCCTCCTCAAAAATCAAAATCAACGTTGTTAAATGATGACCGTTTGACCAGTCAGCTTGCAAATGATCAAAAAGTACTTCAGCGGTAAATTTATCGTTGTCAAGACACTTAAAAAACCATTTCTGATCACTTTTTACTTCGTATACATTCCACATATATTTCTCTTCTTCCCTTTACCCATGGGAGCCGGGTTATAAAAGGCGTTGCCGGGAATCGAACCCGGCGGGAACCGTTACGCCTGAAAGCTAAACCCTTTTTATAAACTCGGTTTCCGTATAGTTTTCTCCGGTTACCTCATTCACAAAAGCCAAGATTCCGGAATTTGTGAAATCGAAGCGGGTAAAGTCAAAGTCACTTTGTGCAAGCCTATATTCGTAAGAACGTCCGCAACCCTCAGCGTCGTAATATATTCCGCCGACATGTAACGCGTTAGACTGTACCACTGGACAGCCTTTTTTATTTGCGTCGCGCCTCTGGTAGCTTCCAAAATCCGCAATAACGTGCAGGCCGTCCAATGTATCAAATTCTGCGCGAACTCTGCAATTTGGAACGTCTGAGCCGTTTCTATAGCCTGTTCCTGTACATCCGTATTCTACTAATGTTAATTTTTTCATGTTTTAATCCTCCTGATTTTATTTTAAAAGGCCGCCGGGGAAATGCTCCCCGGTACGCTTGCCGGTCTGATTATACTTCTATTGTTCGACCGTGGTTGTCCATGAAGACCTCACCGGCAGGCCACTGACAAAGCTTCGCGCGACCTTCTTTTACAACGCGCTCGTTATATCGTCCGGCGTGCTGAATCACCTTGTATGTGATTGTTTTAGCGGTTTTGTTCGTGATTTCGAACGTTAAACCGCTTTCATAGTATCTTTTTCCGATTTCAAATTTTTTCATATTTTTACCTCTTTTCTTATTTTTTGAAATCCGGCGGTCGCGTTGGGGCTACGGATTGACCGCCGCCGGAGGTGTTAATCAGTCATTAGCGAAAACCGTTTCTGGCGTCCGATTCTTCGAAGTGTCAAGAATTCGTTTTCTGTGATCTTCCCGGATACTCTCATTTCTTCTGCGACTGCCAAATAAAAGTCGCAGGTCTCGAATGAGGTAACAACCTCAAAGAAGTCTTTTAAATTTTTGAATCCGGTTGACTGTTGAACCGGGAAATTGATCACTTTTGCCATTTTGTTTCCTCCCTCGTTCTTTATGTGATTATAATAACACGTTAGCGATACATTTGCAAGACGGAATAGTGCATAAAATCAAGACTTTTTGAAAATACAAATTTGTGCAATATATAACACGATAACGATATTACGATAACGTGTTATTCCGAAATGCTCTGAAATAAATGGATGTTGACACGATAACGATATTATGATAACGTGTTAATATAGAATGATGGGAGGGTATAAAATGGCTACGACAAAAGCACACATGAAAGCAACTGCAAAATATGAGAAAAATAATTATTTCAAAACCTTAGTGCGATTTAAAAAAGAAGACGAGGAACGCATAAGAGCCGCCGCAGGCGACAGCTTAAACGGATTTATTGTTAATTGTGTATTAGATGTAATTAACAAGGCGGAAGAACGGCAGACCTCCACACAAGCCCCAGAAATGCCCGCAGAACTGTCCAAACCTGCAAGTCGGGACTATTTACCGCTTACATCGGAAAATATCGAAAAAGTCGATTTAGACGCATTGTTGACCGGCGGCACAAAGTATCAAATAGATATTTTTGACTTGTACGGTCCTGACGGGTTCAATAAACTTTTAGAGATGGCGGAAGAAAAGCGAAGCCGGGGTTGATTTCCTCGGCTTCGCTTGTTATAATTGTTTTACGGACGTTTATTAAAATATCAGCAAATATTTAATATCCGCAGGAGCCCCAGCGTTTTACTGGGGCTTTTTCTATGCAGCATACATTTTCGAGATAATCAGAAACCGGAGGGCTTCATATTGCCTGCCGTTAATCCCGGCGAAGTCATCCGCGATCTGGTCTAATAGCTTCTCTAATTTCTTTCTGCCGCTGGTGATCTCGACCAGCTGTAAATATTTCTCATATCTCATTTTTTAGCACCTCCCAAGGCCTCCGACGGGTCAAAACGGAAAATAAACCCATGTTTAAACTTGCTGTAATATCCGCCGCGGTCTTTCATATTCTTATTTTCTGCTATGTATTCGTCACGTGTCAAAGTCTCATTAATTCGGACAATCCACAGTGTGGAGCCGTCGCGGGTGTCATCTCCTTGCGTGATTTTGTATGTGTAGCCGGTTTTTTTCACGATTGCTTCCGGTTCCGGTGCTGATTCTTTAGCAGTTTCCTTTTTCACAGCCGGCTTGCTTGATTTATTCTTAATTCTGGCAGTTTTCTGAACGATTTTGACATCCGCGCCGTTATTTCGGCAACATCCGAAATAATAGAAATCTACATCAAAATAGTCAATCATTCCGTCGCAATCGTGATAGTTATAAGATTTTACAAAAGTGTCCACGTCGTCAATAACTGACCGTGTTACTTCATTCAGAACGAATCTATAACTATTATTAGATTCGTCAATTATTTTTGCTTTTTCTTCTTCCGGAAGGTCCAGAAAATCCATTCTTTTTTCACCGTCAAAAGGATATAACCGGCGGGAAATCTCAAGAAAGTCGTTGCTTGTAAGCTCTTCAAAAGGCTTATAAACTGCAATCGGGCTCTCCTTTAATTCAACGTGCAATTCCTGGCACATAGAAGCGTATGAGGTGCGTACACTGAATTTATATGTCGGGTATTTCTCTTTTACATATTTACGGACAATCTGCGCAACCTCTTTCAGTGAACGGCTCCAGTCGTGGTTGACTCCTTCCCAGCCGAAAGCAGTATAAAAATTACTTCTTGTGCTGCTGGCAGTCTCTGACTTTTCCTCTTCTGTCAGATCGTTGTTGACTTCTGCGCGGTCTTTCCATATTTTGAAAAACGCATCATATTCCACATTAATTTCCTTCATAGTTTCCAAATCGCCGCCGTTATCTGGATGATTCTCCTTCAGAAGCTTTTTATACTGGTTTTTTAAATCTTTGTAACTTTCTACGCTTTTAAAATATTTGCTCATTTTTTAACCCTCCTTAAACTTAATACAGCATCATCTTTCATGTCGTATGTGCCGCGGCTGTCGAAAGTTATTACTACTTTCGTGCCGTTTTTTAATTTTGCGTCAAATCCCCATTCTTCGCCGCGAATGTCGGCTACTGTCTGGGTTCTTGCGTGATATACGCCCGGCATTGTGTAAACGTTGGAGTTCTGTGGAGCATGTGCTAAGGCTGCGATCATTGTCACAATTATTAATTTCTTCATAATGGTTTTTTCTCCTTATTTGTTTTCTTCCATGATTGCCTGAATGTGTGGCGCGTAAAGTGTGCTCCACAATTCCTCTGCGGAAATACCACATTCTGCGGCACCCTGGATGTTTTCATCGTAGCTGTTTAATAACTCAATTACTCTTTTTATTCTTTCTTCTCTGCTCATGCTTTTTCTCCTTCTTTCTCCCGGCTTGATGACCGGGTTGCTTGTTCTCTGTTGATGGTTATATATTAGCATAGTTTAATAATGATGTCAATAGCATAGTTTAATAAATGTATTATTTTTAAAATAGTGTTTTTTCTCCACATATAATAGGAAATAAAAAATATCGAAATAAAAACCCATAGCCGATTGACGCATAGTTTAATAAATGATATAATCAAAGCAAACAATAACAGGAGGGTTAATAAATGGCATTTAAAGAGAAAGAAAAGGAACTTTCATATATTGCACAATATCAAAAAGACAAGTACGACCGTATAACAGTAATGGCACCAAAGGGAACTAAGGAAGACGTAAAAAGAGCAGCCGATCTAAAAGGAGTCAAGATGTCTGCATTCGTTTTGGAGTGCATACAGAAAGAATTGGAAAGAATGAAAAATTAGAAGAATAGTTTAATAAATTACTTGACGCATAGTTTAATAAATGCTATACTGTAACCATAGAAAGGAAGTGGTTACAGAATGAGCGATTTATTCAATATTCCAGATAAAGACCAATGCGGAGTATACACAATAACAAATAGAAGAACCGGAAAGAAATATATAGGTTCTTCTACACAATTAAAAAAGCGTGCGGAAGTCCATAAGGGAGAAATCACAAGAGGAAAACACAATAACAGGTCAATACAACAAGATATTTTGAAAAATGATGACTTTGATTTTAAAATTGTAAAAGTTATTGATGAATCAGATTGTTTGTATTATGACGAAATTCGAAATAAAATGTATTTAGTAGAGTACAAATTAATAAAATCCGGAATTTTGAACGGTGAATATTTGTACAATCTCGAAACATTAAAAGTAGTTGATGCAAGGTTGAAAAGGGTACAGGAAGATCAAGAAAAAATATCAAAGAGAAAGCAAGAAGTTTACGATATGCTGAAGCTTTCAAACGAAAAGTTGCTTTATGAATATGCAACTAATAATGATTTTTTTGAATCCAGACTGTTAAAAGAAGAAATCTTAAAAAGAATGAGTTGAACCAATCACAGCCCCGGGCAGGGGCGGATAGGAGGAAAATAAAATGAAATTAAACACATTATCGTACGTCCTCGGAGCAGAAAACACAATTGAAGCTGGCAAAGAATATTATTTCGGACAGCTCTGGGACGGAAACGGGGACGGCGAGGAACTGCTAGAGTCTGGAGCGATCGCCGTGTACCAGGACGGGGAGGAATATATTGTTGACTTCGAGATTCTGGAACCTGCGGATGATATTTTACAGACCCGAGTCAAAGTTATCGGGATTAACTAGGAGACAGAGCAATGAAGTATATAATCATGGATTATGCAGACGGTGATTGTTTCACCGATGAATTTGAGGACAAAGAAGAAGCCCTTCAGGAAGCGGATGGACAATGGGAGCATCTAACAAGGTGCGAAAAGAAACATAGAACGGCGTTTTACGTGCTGGAAAGCATCAATCCAGATGAAGACGCGCCCAATCATTACGATGGGGACATCGTAAAACGTTGGAAATAAAAACAAGCCCTAGGAGATAATCCCGGGGCTTTTATTGTCTTATTTTGGCGGCGTAATATGAGGGGGAACAACCCCGCCGCCGAAGTTGTTAAAATACATTTAGCACAAAACCGTCGAAGTTGTCAAGCAAAATTTTTTTATTTTAAGGCTTGATTTTTAAAACTGATGTGGATAAAATAAAATCAACGACAGGCGACGGAACTCAGGAGGGGAGCGATAGCCAGAGCGCGAAAAGAATAAGAATTTAGCAGCCAGATCACGCCGGACAAGGTGCCGGAAGGTCTGGCTTTTTGTGTTTAATAGCCGGAAAATAACAGTATTACAAGGCGTATAAATATATAATAACTGTCTATATAATCCCCTCCAAGATTCCAAAGCCCTAGAGTTTATTAATATATATATGCTATACAGTACTGTATAGATATAATATATATAATTACTAGGGGGAGTAATAAGAGAATAAAAGAAAATAAAATATGGTATTGACAAAGGTATATTATCTTTGCTATAACAGAGATACAGAGAAAAACAGAATAATTTATTATAACTTTTAATTATGCTACCGAGTCTGGTTTTACTATGACTTTACTTTTACGATCACAGAAGTGATTTGTATGTTTGTATTGTCGTAGTAGGTCCAGACTTTTTTTAATTTATATTAATCATCCGGAGGTGATACAGTGAAAAAGAGTAATACAACAGTAACAGAACAGGGAATAGAGGTATATGAGAATGATATATATAGGCTCGTGGATGAATATATAAACACTGTGTTACAAGTAACTCCTGAGGAATTTGATACACAGAAAGAATACAAAGCTACTGTTGCTGATAGTTTTGTAGATATGGTCTTTTATGTTCATGATAGAATACCAAAGCCAAGTAATGACGATATAGAGCTGCTTGATAAGATATTTAATATATTTGTCAGGATATGCAGTAAGTACAGTGTATTGCCAACGCTGGAGGTGTTTAGTTTTCTAGTTGGTATTAACCGTTCAACGTTTAGCGATTGGATGCGTGGAGACTATAGAGCAAACTCATCGCATGGCACCACGGTTAAAAAATGGTTCGATATCTGCAAGAATTGCACAGTTAACAGGCTTAACAATCAGTCCGGCACAAATGCCAACTTGATATTTATTGCCAAAGCAGCTTATGGAATGGCAGAGACGGCACCAGGGCAGATAGCGCAGCAGGACGGCATACCACACCAGACAGCACAGCAGATCGCGGACAAACACAGGGCAGCGCTGGAGCTTCCAGAGATGGAAAAGCCGGAGCTATAACAAGATGTTGTTGTTTGTGACTTGAATATACAATATATAGTAATGTTCAATGTTCTTTTAGGGTACACCCATTTTGAACAGAGAGTAAAACAGAAATATTTGTGCAATATTACAACAGATTTGCATCTAAAGTACTTCCTTGATCACTGCCGCAGGCCTTTCAGAGTCAGCGTTAAGCCAGGGAAGCGGGAACCCATGGGGCAGCGGGCTTCCCTGGTAGCGTCCGGCATGGATACCGGGAGGGGGTCTATATAAGCCCCAACACACGCCGAGTAAGTACTCCGAATTCCCGAAAAATTAAAAAAAGCCTTTTCCAACAGCAAGGCTTAAAATTTTCCCGAGAAATAAAAAAGAGTTTTCCATGACAGAGATAGTGATTGCAACACGACAAGCCATAAGCCTTAATGATTTCTCTGCCATAAGAAATAAGGCAATACAGGTGCAGCTCCTGATTTCTCCGCAGCGGAGAGTTTAAATATGAGTAGAATAAACTTTAGCTGCTGTTGCTTCAATGACAGGGACTAATCAGGGCATGAAAAAAGAGAACCATTACGGTTCCCTTTTGAGATCACCAGTATTGAATTGTACAACAACATCCGGGATTGTTTCGACAACAATCCGGCAACCGAGAAATTCTAAAATAGAAATCATCTCGTCGGCGGACAGTGTTTCTCTTGAGAATTTATTCGCCAGTGCTTGAGGAGAAGTGCCAAGATATTCAGCTACCTGAACATTTGTAACTTTTTTCATTTTCATTATTTGCTTAATTTTTTGAGATACCAAAATATCACCTCCTAATCACATAATAAACGCATACGTTAAAAAAATCAATCAAAATTCACCAAAACGTGTATAAACTACTTGATATTACACACGATACGGTGTATAATTGATATATAACGAAACGGAGGCGTGTATATATGAAAATAGGTTATGTGAGAGTATCAACAGTAGATCAGAATGAAGCAAGGCAGATTGAAGCTATGAAAACGGATGGAGTTGGTAAAATTTACATGGATAAGAAATCTGGTAAAGATTTTGACCGTCCCGAATATCAGAAAATGATTTCGGAGTTACAAAAAGGTGACGTGCTGGTGATTCATTCTATTGATCGGCTAGGAAGAAATTATGAAGAAATTATCAATGAATGGAGAAAAATTACTAAAGAAATCGGCGCGGACATTATCGTACAAGACATGCCGTTACTTAATACTTGCCAGAGTAAAGACTTAACTGGTACGTTAATTTCAGATATTGTCCTTCAGTTACTTTCTTATGTGGCACAAAGAGAACGTGAAAACATTCGACAGCGCCAGAGAGAGGGCATAGAAATCGCAAAAGCTCAGGGCAAGTATAAAGGACGTGCCAAAAAAGAAATTGATAAGGAACTTTTTAAAAGCACAAAAACCAGATGGCAGAATGGAGAGATTACGAAAGTCCAATTTGCAGAAATCATGGGGATTTCAAGAGGTACCTTATATAAACTATTGGAGGACAATACGAATGATTGATTTTACAAATAAATCTGTTGTTACAGAAAATGATATCGAATCCGAACATTTATTAAAGAAAGCAGTCGCACAAGGATTTTCTTTACCAAAAGGCGAAAAAGTAATGGAACCATGTAGGTTTTTCCATTTTATCGGAAGCCCGTATAAACAGGTTATATCTCCCGAGAAGATAACACCGAGTGAGTTCGAACAAGCGGTTCGATATTCTGAATTATTTGGAGATGAAAAGGAAGATTTAAGAAAAATCGCTGACTTAGCTGCAAGATGGTGCAGAACATACGGATATGAACATTTAAGTGTTTATGCAAACGAAGAAATCGAAAACTATACTGGAAAAGGCATTGCAAAAACCGAAAATGGTACAGTGCAACGTGTTGATATTGAAATAAAGAAGCCACGAAAGATAACAATAGCTGAATTAGAAAAACATTTCGGATATCCTATTGAAATTGTAAGCTGAGGACACTGCCTATGAAAAAGAATAACCATCAGGGAGAATCAATCAGAATTCGGCTCACATATCAGTTAGAACAAAAGCTCATTGCCGAGAAGAATCAAACCGGCAAAAGCGTATCACAGATCACCCGTGAAGCATTGGAACAATACTTCCGAAAGAGGTAGTTAATATCTCAACCTCAAAAATTTTTCAAAAAATAAAAAAGGGGTTCAATATGACAGAAGAATACAGTGAGCGTTTCGACCAGCTTCGTAAGAACCGAGTTAAAACCAGCTTTTATAAATATGGTCCAGCGAAGAAAAACTTTCAGACCGGAAACGTACAGGCGCTTCCTACAATGGAACGGTGCATTGAAAAATATAATTCCACTGGGAATACAGAATACCTTGTGGACGCTGCAAATTACCTTATGTTTGAATTCATGTACCCACAACATCCAAACGCGCATTTCAAATCTACAGACAGCAAAGACAGCGCCGGGATAGTCGGAATCAGTGTAAAAGAAATGGAGGACTTGAAGAATGAACAGTATTGACCCAGTATATTACGCATATGTAATGGATGAAACAGCGATTTTCACAAGAGAAAAACCAGACCCTGGAAAAATTCAAGGATACGTGATATTTAAAGCAAATAAAGTCAAAGTTCTTTTGGGGAACGCGACGGCGTGTAAAGATCTGAATGGAGATGTGAAGATTGACCTTTCAAAACAGAAACTAACCGACGCAGTAGCCATTTTAAGGCACGAACTTCTTACACATGGAGAAGTTTACAATGGCTTCAAAGCAAGCCTTAAAACAGCAATTGAGAAGTATTGCACCTGCGGTTTACCATTTGAGCCAGAAGACGAAACCGCCGGTAAGATTCTTGATTTTATGATCGGAGAGGAACAGAAAGAATGATTCTTGCAAAATTTGTAGCAGCCATGTTAGATATTACATTTTTTACATTGGTTTTAGCATTTCTTATATCACAGGATGAAACCGAAAAGAAAAACAATCCAATAGCATCGGCAGTATTTATATTAATGGAAATATGTTTCGCAGTTAATGCAGTTGTGATTTTTAGATTATAAAGGAGGACGCAAGTAATGAAATTTAAAGAAGCATTTAAAGAAATGAAATCTGGAATTCCAGTGAAATTACCATCATGGGGAGGATATTGGTGGTGGGATGAAGAATCCCAGACAATCCTTATGTACACAAAAGATGGCGGCTGTCTGGATATAAGAGAAACACAGAATGTGGAGTATACGCTTCAGAATATTCTTTCTGATGAGTGGATTTATGCGAATGGCCAGAACTGCCCGATTCTTGGCGGAGAAGCAACATTCTCATTTGGAGAAGCGATTAAGTACCTGAAAAAAGGTATGAAAGTAGCGAGAAAAGGATGGAACGGAAAGAAACAGTACATTCAGCTTGCTACCGGGATTTCGTATAAGACTGCTGATAATAAAATCGTAAATTGCGAACATGATGCGATCGGAAATAAAGCCATTGCTTTTGTCGGAACATCTGGCGTACAGATGGGATGGATTGCATCTCAGGCAGATATGTTAGCAGATGATTGGATTTTTGCAGAATAAGAGGAGAACCCAATGTGGTTAGCATTCACAATACAAATTCCCCTGTTCACTATACTGATTGAACGGGTGAAAATACAAGAAAATCAGAAACCTGCCGTTCTCAGGTTAGGGAAAGCCTTTGAATCTGACAGGTCGAGGCATCCAGAGTAGCTTAGGTCTGCGTTGGTGAAACTCAATGGAATATAATATAATTTTTTCCCACCCATTGCAAAGTAACTGGCGCGGACTTAACAATATTAATAGCTATGATGCTTTCTAAAACCACCAGAATATATCACGTTTCCGGGAACGCCAACCCGGAAATCAATGGGCTATCGCCAAGCGGTAAGGCACAGCACTTTGACTGCTGTATTCGCGGGTTCGAATCCCACTAGCCCAGTCGGCTGTATCGTTGGAATGGTATAGCTCCTCTGAAATACCATCTATCCCATCAGGGGATGGATAAAGGGACTTCAAACGTCCCGGATGGTTTCCACATTTTTGTGGAGCAGCGGACCCTTTGTTGCGACTGAGAGGGCAAGAATCGCAACAGCAGAGGAAGTTACTCTTGAACTGCAATAACCCTCTGCTTAGGAGACTTAGTTCAGTTGGCAGAACGGTCGGCTCATAACCGACAAGTCACAGGTTCAAGTCCTGTAGTTTCCATTTCTTCCATATGCTGTCTATCCGTTTTGTGGACAGAAAAAACTGTTGAATGAATGTATGTGGATTATTTTTATGAAAGGTGTGTAACGGCACAGCCTGTTCGATGAAGATAATTCCCCGTTCTACACAGTCTCCGAGTTAAATTGTTGTCAATAAGCGCGCATTGAGGACAGGAAGTTTTCAAGAGACATATAAAAGGTTTTGTTGTTATACACAAAGACATTAATATCCAAATCCGAAAACAACTCCGTGGGGCTGGCACGGCATAAAACAGCCTAGTGGAAAGCATAACACGATAAACATATTGCTAACCCGGAGTTTCCGGGTTATGTGGAATGTGCAGCTAGTGGAAAGCTGATAGGGACGAGTAGCCTAGTCTCCGGTTCGATTCCGGGCGTTCCGCTTTAATCCGCTTAGAGTTAAGCTGTTCGTATACAGGCGGTCTATGTCTCAGGTGGATTTACGCATGAGCGTAAACGTACAACTCACTAGGCGTTTGCGTAAAAAACTTTTTAGAGAGATGAGACCACGGGCCGTGAGAAGTGATAGTCGGCAATTCTAAAAGAACCATCTAGTTAATGCGTTTTACGATGGAAAGGTTAATGCTTATCTGGATATTTTCATCCGGTCCGAAAGCATGTGATGTGGGAATCAACCCAGTTTCTTTTCGGAGAACTGGCCGTTATAGGCGGTACGGAATGTAGCTCAGTGGTAGAGCAATAGCCTTGTAAGCTATGTGTCGCAGGTTCGATTCCTGCCTTTCCGATTCCAATGAACTGCAATCATTGGAATCTTTTTCTCTTACTTCGTTCGGTTCCAGTGTTTCTCGTTGGGAGATTTATGCCGTTCAAGTCGGCACACTGGATTTTTTTTAATTGAGGTGTTAATTATGCAAAAAGAAAAGTGTTGTAAAACATGTAGGAAACATGACGATTTTACATGGGTATGTTTCAACGGTGACAGTGAACACTGCGCTAATTTTACGGAACCAGATTGTGTTTGCGAATTTTGGGAGGACGCAGAAAATGAAAATTTATGAGGCAATATGTTTGAGAGATACATATGGTGGAGAAACGACTCTTGATGACCTTGTGAAACTAATGCAAGGAAACAAAATTCACAGATGTCCGAAGTGCGGCGGAAGTGGAACTATTATCAAAAGAGTAAATCGTGCGCAATACTGGGAATGTTGTGCTGATTACGTAGAAAAAGAAGTCACTTGCGACTTATGCAACGGCGAAGGGTATACTGAAAAAATATACAAACCTAGAATGGTACAGGATGGATGGGAATGCAAATAGCAGGAAAAGAAATTAAAGACGAATGTTCTAAATGTGGAAATATCCTTGAATGTGAATTGTTCCGTCAAGGACATGGAATAAAACAGGAACGTGAAAATGTAGCAAAGATGATCGAATGCCAGATGAAGCACAGGGAGGAAAGAGAGAAATGAACGAACTGAAAGTATTGAATGAGCAGGAAGTATTGGGAAAACAGTTTCGCGTTTACGGAACAGCAGAAGAACCGTTGTTTGTGGCCAATGATGTAGCCGATTGGATTGAACATAGCAACGTAACGGAAATGCTTAGGGGCATTGACGATGATGAAAAGCTGGTCTCAACAATTCTTAGGTCAGGTCAGAACAGGCAAATGAATATGCTTACCGAGAACGGACTCTACGAAGTCTTAATGCAGTCCAGAAAGCCGATTGCCAAACAGTTCAAGAAAGAAGTCAAAGAGATTCTGAAGACTATCCGTAAGCATGGCATATATGCCACGGACAATGTCATTGATAATATTCTGAATAATCCAGATTTCGGCATCGAACTTCTGACCAAACTGAAAGAAGAACGTGCTGCGAGAGTGGAAGCCGAGAGAAAGAATGCTATTCTGATGCATGTCAACAAAACCTATACCATTACTGAGATTGCAAAAGAACTGGGACTGAAATCAGCAATACAGCTAAATCGGATTCTGGCAGAGAAAAAGATACAGTATCAGGTAAATGGTACATGGGTGATGTTTTCGCAGTATAGCAATTGTGGGTACGAAGAAATCAAACAGGAAGTTCTGGATTCTGGAAGAGTAATCTATCACAGGCGAATCACACAGATGGGACGAGAGTTTATTCTTGAGTTGTTCGAGAAGACAGCTTGATTGATAAAGGAGGATTGCCATGATTAAGATTTTGAAACCTGGTACATTAAAAGAAGCAACTTGTAACAAATGCGGTACAGTATTGAGCTATGACGAGTCCGAAGATGTGAAAGATGAAAATATAGAGAATCATTTTGCTACAAATATGCCATCTGGATTCGGGTACAAGAGAAAATACATCATTTGCCCGCAGTGTAAGAATAAAATCATTTTAAGTTCGACCAGATAGGGACATATTCGCTTATGAGAATTAATTATTCAGGTACCGATATTGGATTTTTTGATACTGTATATAATCTTGAGGGAGAATGCCATCGAATGAACATCCCGACCAGATTTTATCCAGACAAGCATGTGCTTCTGGCAGGAAACACTGTTTTATTTCATAAAAATCCAGAATGTTCGGATTACATCGGAGATAACTACGAAACAATTTTCACCTTAGTAAGAAAGGATAACGGGAAATGAGCATTAAAACAGCACTTGAATCAGAAGGAGTCGACTTCTCTGAATATATGAATATGCCTGAGCCATGGGACGGCTCAGCACAAATCAAAACAGTAAACGGAGAGAAATGGGTATCGTGCCCTTATTGTGGAAAGAGAGCGTTGAAAATACTTCCTACTACAAAAATTTATCGGATGCCGTACAAATGCAAGGGAAGCAATTGTAAGAAAGAGTTCATGGTGAATGTATGAATAAAAAAAGAATCAAATGCTTTCTAACGGGAGGATGTAAATTCAAAAGTTCAGATACAGAATCAAAATGTGACGATAAAGAAAAGACTTGCACCATTACGGAAACTTGCTACAAATGTGGAAAAAAGTATACAGCCATATTTACTTATAAACAGTTAGGGATTCCGGATTTGAGATGATTGAATGAAGCTACCAGAATGCGACCACGATTTTGAAGAATGCGAGATATTCAATCCGTATAATTATAATTTTAATAAATTTAAGCCGTACGGCTCTAATCAGCGCTTCCATCCGTATTATTGCAAAAAGTGTGGAATACTTATATTAAAAAGAACAGTTAATAATTTGAAAGAAACAGATAAGTTTCTGTGGGAATAATAACCAGTCAGAGAGCCAGAAAGGAGTGCCATTATGAGCAACTTGAAGATATTTACAGATAATATCGAACCAGAAGCATTAAATCAGATTTATAGATTGATAAAACATCCTGCATTTTCTGAATGCAAAGTACGAATCATGCCAGATGTTCACGCAGGAGCGGGATGTGTAATTGGTTTTACTGCTGATCTCGGAGATAAAGTAATTCCGAACATTGTTGGTGTAGACATTGGATGTGGAATGCTTACAACACAAATCCCTGCTGACGTTGGAACAATAGATTTTAAAATTCTCGACGAAGTAATAAGAAACAATGTTCCGGCAGGAAGAAACGTACGTGACGAAATCATAAATTTTGAAGAATTAGAAGAACTTCATTGTTTTTCTCGACTCAAAAATATTGAATGGATTCGCAGGAGCCTTGGTACACTTGGGGGCGGAAATCATTTCATTGAAGTTGACACTGATTCGAAAGGATTAAATTATCTTGTAATCCACACTGGGAGTCGCAATCTTGGGAAACAAGTGGCTGAAATATATCAGAAAATTGCCATAGAAGATACACAGAATACAGATGAACTTGAAACTGAAATACAGAAATTAGTGAAAGAATACAAGCGTTCTGGAAGACACAAGGATATACAAAATGGTATTGATGAATTAAAACGAAAACGGAAGCCGGGCAAACTAGGTATTCCGAAAGAATTATGTTACCTGACGGGAGAACATAGAAAACAATATCTGCATGATATGAAAATCTGTCAAGAATTTGCAAGAATAAACAGACGATGCATACAGAGTGCTATATTTTACACTATGAATTGGACGCTCCAAAGAAACACATGGTTTGATACAATTCATAATTATATTGACCACGATACAAACATTGTTCGTAAAGGCGCAATATCAGCTAGACATGGCGAAAAAGTTCTTATCCCAATGAATATGCGAGATGGATGCATTATTGCAGTTGGAAAAGGAAACGATGATTGGAACTGTTCGGCCCCGCATGGTGCAGGACGCATTATGAGCCGATCAAAAGCAAAAGAAAACATCTCGTTAGAAGAATTTAAGGAGTCTATGGATGGGATATACACAACATCCGTTCAGAAATCCACAATTGATGAAAGCCCTATGGCCTACAAACCACCGCAAGAAATTATTGATAATATCAAAGATACTGTAGAGATAGTTGATATTATCAAACCTGTATATAACTTCAAAGCAAGTGAATAACAGTCAAAGAGCCACATGAGAGCCAGACTAAATCCTAAGAAGAAAGGAGGTCTGGCTCTATTTTTATGCAAAAATTTACAGAAGGTTCGCTTGAATGGTATCGGGCAATCCTAAATCAAATCATCAATGGCGATATGACAGTCTATCAAAACCAGAAAGACTGCCTTGATCTGCTGTTAAATATGAATATTGACATTCCTTTCAAGGATAATCCAGATGCGCAACAGATGGGAATAAAGGTAAGCCAGTACGCACATAATATCGCAGAAAGGCAAGCTGCTATTACTGGAAGTGGAGATTTTGACGATATTTACTGGAAATATTTACTGTTGGAAGCACAGAACTATCAAGTTGACAGTGGATTGCTTTACCTTGAAAAGAACCGAATTCCAAAAGAACGATTTTATGAACCACGAAGAAATGTGTTTTTGCAGCATAATATTATAAGTTCGTTGCAAGACCTGATGGACGATAAGCTTGATATATTTGCATTGAGCGTACCTCCTGGCTGTGGCAAATCGACTCTTGAAGATTTCTTTCTTTCACTTGTTGGCGGGTGGTTCCCCAATGATTTTAATTTATCATCTGCACATAGTAGTATTTTGACTCGCTCTCTCTATGATGGAGTATTGGAGATTATCAACGACCCTGTTGAATATACATGGCATGAGATTTTTCCGAATGTAGAAATACAGGGAACAAATGCAAAAGAAACAACAGTAAATCTTGAAAGAAACGGACGTTTTAAAACTTGGACGTTCCGTTCAATCGATGGTTCTCTGACTGGTGCGACCCGATGCAACCGATTCCTTACCGCCGATGACCTTGTGTCTGGCATCGAAGAAGCACTGAACAAGAATCGACTGGACACCTTATGGACAAAAGTAGTAAATGACTTGCGTTCCCGTAGACTTGAAGGGTGCAAAGAGTTTTACATTGCTACCAGATGGTCAGTGCATGACCCTATCGGAAAGCTACAGCAGCTATACGCCGGAAATCCAAGAGCGAGGTTTATAGCAGTACCGGCACTTGACGAGAACGGCAAAAGTAATTTCTTGTTCACAGTAAATGGGTTCTCTGAGAAATATTTCAACGATGCTAAAGAGTCCATGGACGAAATCTCTTATAACTGTCTTTACCAGCAACAACCGGTAGAACGTGAAGGATTGCTACTTCCACCAGATAAGCTAAAAAGATTTTTCTTCGACAGAGAAGACGTGCCCGATGGATGCACGGACGAATACACAATTATACCAGACAGAGAAGCAGATGCGATATGGGCAGTATGCGATACAAAAGACAAAGGAACCGACTTTGAATCATTACCGATTGCATATCAATATGGCGATAAATTCTTTATTGTAGACGCCGTATTCGATGATACCACAGATTACGATATTTTGGACAGAAAGACCGCAGACATACTGACTAAACACAACCCACATATGATTCGCTTTGAATCAAATAACGTCGGAAATCGTGTCGCTCATGACGTCCAAAAACTCATTGATGGGAAATGCCGAGCAGAAATAGAAACCAGACCTACTCAGGCAAACAAAGAGACGAAAATCCTTGTCAATTCAAATTATATTGTGAATCATTTTTATTTTTTACATCCAAGCCAGTATAAACCGAAGTCTGATTATGGGCTATTTATGGGGAATGTAACCACATATACCACAAGGGCAAAAGTAGCACATGATGATGGTCCTGACAGCTTGGCTATGATGTCGGAATACGTTCAAAATCCGTTGGGCGGTAAAGCTAAAGCGATGCACAATCCATTTTGGGGAAGGAGATAATATGGACACAAGAGAATATTTGAATCAAATACAAAGATATGATAAAATCAGAAGAAACAAGCTCGAAGAGCTTGAATATCTTGAGTCTCTTGCACAAGGGATAAAATCTTTTTCATATGATTCTGAAAGAGTCCAGACATCCGGACCATGCGACAAAATTGGAGAAACAGTAGCTAAAATCGTAGATTTAAAAAATGATATTATCGAAACTACAAATAAGTGTCTGGAAGTTCGCATTGAAGTTACTAAAACAATTGATTCCGTGACTAACTCTGTTTTTTATGATATTCTTTTTAAAAGATATGCAGAAGGAAAGTCACTTGATGTAATCGCCGATGAAGTAGGTTATTCATATCAGAGGACTAAAGAACTTCATTTGTCCGCAATAGCAGCGGTGAAAAAAATAAAAGGGTTCGAATCTTAACTCCATACTGAAACATACTTAAAAACGTTGTATAATATAAAATGTAATAATGTAGCACTGGGGAAACTCAGTGCTTTTTTCATGCAGAAAAATAGGAGGATAGGCAGTGGGGAGAAACAAAATAAACTTTGTTGACCTATGCCAAGGAGAGTTTGGCAGAAAGATTGCCTATACTGGCGTAGACCAGATTACTCCCCAGAATGTGGCACAGGTTCTTTCTGATACAATTGGAATCCACAACAGGAACAGAACCTTGATAGATTATCTATACAGATATTACAAAGGCGACCAGCCGATTCTATATCGTGAGAAACTTGTTCGGCCTGAGGTTAATAACAAAGTTGTCGAAAATCATGCTCTTGAAACAGTAAAATTCAAGGCCGGACAGATATATGGAGAACCTATTCAGTATGTCTGCAAAAAGAAAAAAGCGAGTGAAAAAACAAATGAACAAGTTGACCGGCTCAATGATTATCTGGATGAAGCCAACGCAGATGCCAGAAACATTCAGCTGGGAATATACCAGAGTGCTGTAGGAACTGCATACAAAGCAATTCTGAGAGAAGATGAATGGACAGAAAACAGAGATTTACCGCCTTTTAGAATATTTATTCCATCACCACAGGATGTATATATTATTTATTCGAGCGTCACAGGCAAACCAATGCTTTCCGTTCAGATTTTAAAAGACGAGGACAATCAGCAATATTATCAATGCTATTCCTCAAGACAGTATTTCAAAATACAAAATGGAGCAGTAACAGAATCTGGAATTAATGGTTTCGGCGGAATTCCAATTGTCGAATACCCAAATAATCATGACAGACTTTCTGATATCGAAATTGCAATCACAATGTATGATGCAATCAACAAATATCAATCTGATAGGCTGAATGGTGTTGAGCAGTTTGTGCAAGCCCTGATGAAATTTAAGAACTGTGAAATTGATGAGCAGGAATTTCTAAAGATGATAAAACTCGGTGCTGTATCAGTCAAGGATGTAGGGAACGGAACCCAATCAGATGTTGACATGATGACCGCCGAACTAAATCAGTCAGAAAGTCAGGTTGCCAAGGATGATATTTATAACAATATGCTCATTGTAGAAGCGATGCCAAACCGTCAGAGCAATACAGGCGGTGATACTGGTAATGCAGTATATCTGAGGAATGGTTGGGATTTCGCAGAGAGAGACGCAAAATTAGTAGAAGCGTTCACAAAAGAAGCTGAAAAGGCATCTGCCAGAATTATTTTGAATATTATTCGAAAAACATCAATGGATGTAAATATTTCAACCAGAGATTTCGATGTAAAAATCACCAGAAACCCGACTGATAATATGCTTGTTAAAGCGCAAGCACTTGATTATCTGTTTAAAAATAAAATTCATCCGCTTATTGCGTTGATTACTTGCGGATTATTTAGTGATCCGCAAAAAGTATACGAAATGAGTTTGCCGTATCTTGGAACCATCTACCCAGAACTGGCAGACCCAAGCGCAGAAGTTCAAAAAGCACAAGAACTATTAGGGAATTTCAACCCAATTTCTCTGAATAAGGATGTGGTCAAAGAATGAGTAAGACAGCTTCTTATGACGAATTAAACGTCAGAGAACTCGACAACCGCAGGAGTGAACCATATAGCCAGTATTTTAACAAGATGTCGCTGACCGAAGGAGAAAAGAATATGAGGATAGCTTTTTCCGAAAATATGGAAGAGGCTATCCTTTATATTTTAGCTCTGGCGGCAATTATGATTGAAAATGATGAGGTAGATAAAGAATATCTCACAACTCAATTATATGAAAGATATATCGACGTGGCTTCTGAGTACTTGCCAGTTGATTCCTATGTAAAACAGTATGCCAATGAAATTTCAAAGCAAATTGTAGCAGCTACATTTTTATATGGGGAAAATTCTTCAATTATAGGAGAAGATACAAAATCAGAGGGTTCAAAAGATTCTAAGGTCAATCCGAACGATTATTATCTTTCGAACGACAGAGCGATGTTTATTTCTGAGTGTGAAGCAAATTCAATACTCAATTACAAAGAATATTCAGACGCTTTGGAATCTGGAAAAAAAACTAAGACATGGATTGACGTCGGAGATAAGAGAGAAAGAAAAACCCATTTGGAAGTCGGCGGTACAACAATTCCAATTAAAGAATTATTTGTCGTCGGGAACAGTTTGATGCTTTTTCCAAAAGATACATCACAATCACCATCTACAAATGAGATAGTCAATTGCAGATGCTCTGCAAGATACAGCTAATTAAGGGACGAGAAATCGTCTCTTTTTTAATACACAAAAATATGCACCCCGATAGCGTGAACATGGGAGACACCTTGAGCTGAGCGAACAGCGTAAAAAAGCGTATTGGTGACAGGAGATTTCAATGACAAGAGAAGATGTTAAAAGGATTTTTCCAGATGCAACCGATGACCAGATTACTTCTTTTCTGAATCAGTCAAATTCTGATGTGGCTAAAGAGAAAGCGAAAGCCCAGAAAGCAAAAGAGCAGGCTGATAAAGCAGAAGCACTGGAAAAAGAACTGGAAGAATTAAAAAAACAGAACATGACTGAAGCTGAGAAAGCAGAACTGGAACGTCAGAAAGAAAAAGCTGCAAACGAAAAAAGAATTTCTGACCTTGAATCTGCACTTGCAATTTCCCAGAAAGAAGCTCTGACAGGAAAAATTACTTCTATTTTTGCAAACGCAGGAATGAAAGGAGATGCCTATGCAGGAGCAATCAAAGCGTTTTCCAACATGAACGCAGAGGATGCTCTCAAAGAAGCTCAGACATTTGTCGATGGAATTTCCGTAGAAAATAAAAACGCTCTTGATACCGCAAAAGCAGCTTGGGAGAAAGAAGCTCTCAAAAAAACACCGAATCCGGGCGGCGGTAAATCTGGTGGAGAACCAAAAAAGAAGAGTGAAGCATCCGAATACGCCAAGGCGTACTCAGCAAAAATGTGCCCAGAAAATAAACCGGCAGATGATAATGCCCCAGTAAATATTTAAGTAAAGGAGATTTAGATTATGGCTTTTATGAAAACAGAGCAGTACGAATCCACACCTAACATCCTTGAATCCGAGGTAGGGCTTGTACTTAAAACCTATACAGCAGAGCAGACAAATGCTGAAACCGTTGGAACTAAGAAGATTATCAAAGCAGGTTCCGTATATCCGACAAATGCAACTGGTGCTAAAGGTATCGTGTTTGAAGATGTTGATATGACGGACGACACAAAACGACCGATTTCTGTAATTGTTGCAGGACGCGTTCTTGAAAAAAGACTTCCGGTAACAGTAGAAACCACTGCAAAAACAGAGCTTGAAAAAGCAGGTATCGTTTTTGTGACTACTACAGACCCAGAATTTTAAGGAGGTACAGCAGATGCCATTTAATATTTTAGAATCAATCACACAGGAAGAAAGACTTAACTTTTCTCAGAATTTCAGTGTTAAAAGGCCAGGTATCCTTGACACTATTTTCCCTGATGTCAAAACCCAGTATCTGAAAGCTGAATACTATAGACTGATGGCCGGACAGAGACTTCCGGAGGTAGCATTCGTTCACGCTCTTGATACCGAAGCGGAAATTGGTTCCAGACCGGGCTTCGAAAAAGTCCTGACTGAAAAACTCTTTATTAAGAGAAAAATTAATCAATCTGAGAGATTACAGCAGGCAATTGAAAATGGTGTGCCGGATGATGAGAATTTAAAGAAATTTGTATTTGATGACGCAGCCAACCTGTTTGAAGGTGTTGTTGCCAGAGCGAATGTCATGAAAGGCCAATTTCTTAGCACAGGTGTTGTAAAAATTAAAGAAAACAATGTGGATATGGGCATTGATTATGGTGTTCCGTCCGATGCAAAAGTAGAAATGACAGACTGGTCTAAACCAGATGCAGATATCATGGGTGATATCCAGAAGATGGTCGCTATTGCAGAAGATAATGGATTTGTGGTAAACAAAGCCCTGACATCACTTAAAATGATTAACTACATGAGAAACAACACTGCAATGCAGACAGCAGTTCTGGGAGCAGCGAACAAACGTCTCTTAACAAAACAGGAGCTTGCAAATCTGCTTATGCAGGAATACGGAATCACAATTGATCGTTGTGACGAAAAATTCAGATTCAGAAAAGCGGATGGTTCTCTCAAAACAGGAAGATACTTCAAAGAAGATGTATTCACGCTGTATGAAGCAGAGCCAAACGGTTCATTTGGTACTGGACTCTGGGGCGTAACACGAGAGGAACTTGAATACAGACAGTTTATACAAGAAGAGAACCGTTCTTTCGTAACACTGTCTATGTGGGCCACTCCAGACCCTGTGGCAGTATGGACAAAAGCATCCGGTATGTTCGTTCCTGTTGTACCAAAAGCTAATGGTGGTATCGTAATCGGCACCAAAGCGGGGGAATAAACGGGCATAGTCTTGACGAGAACAGCCAGTCACCATCTGTAGCAAGTAAACGCAAGTATACAGAAAGCGAGCTGTCAAGCATGACAGTAGTTCAACTGAAACAGCTCGCAAGTGACAATGGCTATGCCCTGACATCGACAAACAAGGCTGGTATTATCTCAGAAATTTTATCTCAGCAAGGGTAGGTGATCTTAAATGGACGAACGGCTTGTAAATGATCTGAAAGAGTATCTATCCGATGATGCGGAAACTGACGGTATGATTTCTTTGTCTGTGAAGCGTGCAATTCGTTCATTTAAAAAGAAACGCAACTATCCGTCTGGATATACAGAGGAAAAAATCAATACCGATATGGAATACTGTTATGATTGTATATTTGATCTGGCTCTCTATTTCCTTGTGAAACAGGGAGCCGAGTTCCAAGAATCGCATTCTGAAAATTCAGTAAGTCGAAAATGGGAATCCGAAACGGAAATATATATCAATCATGGCGTTTTTCCGTTTGCAGGAAGTTTAATTTAATAAGATGGTTGGGTCACGTGGCACAGTATTTTTGTCCTCCCGGAGTGCCGCTGGGTTGCTTATATTCAGTAGGGAAAAGCAAATGTTAAGGGAGTGAAGAAAGGAACTGGCGATGGGATGTGAACATGAATGTTTTAATGAACACCGCATAGAAGAATTAGAGAATAGTCTTCGACAGATGCAAGAGAGACAATCCGACCGCCATAAAGAGTTTTATGAGCGTATCGGGGAACTGGAAAGAAAGACAGCATTAAGTGAGAATGACTTGAACCATATCAAGTCAACTGTGGATGAGATGAATAACAATATAAAGACTCTCATGGCAGTCCCAGGAAAGCGTTACGATACAATCATTGTATGTGTTATTACATCTATTGTCAGCGCAGTTATCGGTTTTATGTTAAGCGGTATTCTTCCAGTTTGATTCCACTTGTAAGGGAGGACGGTGGAAATATGAATTATACAGACTTTTCAGAAGATGAAAGAAAATTTTATTTAAAAGAAGCAGGATTCGATTCCAGAGAAGAAAAACTGTTTCGTTTACGGGTTTATGGCGAGAAAACACTATGGGAAGCATCTGAACTTATGGGGTATAGTCCAAGAACCATAGACCGAATTAATAAAAGAATAAAGAAGAAAATTTCTAAAGTTGCCCCGATGTACTGTCGGGGCTTTTCTTTGTATTGTGGCGAAAACGTGGCGAAATAGTGACGTTCAAAAACAGAGTTCCTTCCTATATAATATAATCATAGGAGAAAACACAATGATTATGTTAAGAAACCCTTACGAGGGTATATGGGAAAAGCATCGTTCCATAGATGATATGGACATGATTCTTGAATCCCGGACAGGAGGAACAGATTATGGCAGGTTATCCGTATTATCCACAACAGCCAATGATAAACAGCCCGTACGGACAAATCCAACCGTATCAGGACAGGCTTGCACAGCTGCAAAATAATTACCAGCAAGCAATGCCGTATGGTCAGATACAAATGCAACAGTTACAGCCCGTCCCACAGTCCCCTATGTTACAAGGCCAGATGGTGGATGGGATTGATACTGTAAAGGCTAAAGATGTGGATATGTCCGGCAATCCTGTTTACTATCCAAAAACAGACGGAACTGAAATTTACAGAAAACAGCTTCAATCCGATGGAAGGAGCAGGATTTTTGTTTACCGACTCGTAAATCCAGATGAACAGCAATCTAAGCAAGATGAAAAGCAGATTGACATTGAAGCAATGTTTAATCAGCTTCGGAATGATGTTTGTTCGGAGATTTCTGAAATAAAGAATATGTTCCCGACGCAGATGTCGGGGACATCGGAACCTAAGCAGAACGGAGGTAGGCAGAGATGACATTCAATCCAAACGCCATGATGAAAAAGCAATTTGAGAAAATGATTTCTCAGAGGTTCGGAAGTGTTGACAACATGATGAACGATATGAGTAAATTTGCAGGAAATAATCCAACATTGAAGAATGCGTTGGATTTATACAAAAAAGGTGATACAGACCAGTTACATCAAATACAGCAAAATGTATTTAATGAAAAGCACTTATCACCAGATGGAATTATCCAGAAATTCCTTGGATTATAACACTTCCCCACAATTGGGTGATTAAAAATCGCTACAATTCGGGACGACAGCCGCGGATGTCTCCTATTGTAAATAAAATTTAAGGAGACTAAAAACATGATGAATGGTTCAAATTACAGCCTTAGCGACATTGCAGCTGCTACAGGCTCTAATAGTCGCGCAAATGATATGTGGGGCGGTGATGGCTTTTCACTTATCTGGCTCGTCCTGATCTTCGCAATCTTCGGCTGGGGAGGTTTTGGCGGCTGGGGCGGCGGCTTTGGTGGTAACGGTGGAAACGGTGCGAACGGTGCCGGCTTCCAAGGATGGGCTACCCGTTCAGATATTAATGAGGAATTCGCCCTTAATGATATTCAGAATGGTATCAGAGGTATTCAGCAGGGTATCTGTGACAGCACATATTCTCTTAACAATACCATGCAGAGTGGCTTTAATGGCATGAACGTTGGAATGCTTCAGGGCTTCAATGGCGTTCAGCAGGCAATTAACGCTGATACTGTAGCAAATATGCAGAACACAAATGCATTACAGTCTCAGTTAGCAAGCTGTTGCTGTGAAACAAGAGAAGCTATACAGGGTATCAACTACAACCTTGCTACCAACACTTGTGCTCTCCAGAACACAATGAACAACAACACCAGAGATCTTCTGGAAAACCAGAACAGCAACACAAGAGCAATCCTTGACTTCCTGACTAACGATAAGATTGCAACATTACAGGCAGAGAACTCTGATCTGAAACGTGCTGCATCTCAGGATCGTCAGTCCGCATTGCTTACAACTGCTATGGCTTCACAGACTCAGCAGTTAATCAATGCAATTAATCCGGCGGCTATTCCGGCATATGTTGTTCCGAATCCGAATACCTATTACGGCGGATGCGGATGCAACAGTGGATGCTGCTAAGTAACTCACCCTTAGAGGTTGACTAATTCTAAGAGGTGGGTTATGGCTCACCTCTTATTTTGATTGAGAGGTATAAAATATGAGTTGTAAAAGTGTTTGTAAGCTCTGCAACCATCTTGTAATCAGCCAAGCCGTTGCGTTTACAGGAGGCAATCTTGTAATCACACTTCCGGCAGGCAGTTACAACAATGGAGAGAAATATTGTATTGTTGTTGCGCAAAGCATACCGGAAGCCACTACAATTACTGCCCCGGTAATGATTCAGATAGGAACAGGAACAACTTTGTATCCGCTAGAGAATCGTTGCTGCGCACAGGTTACGGCTTGCGGAATAAGAACCAGAACAAAGTACGCAACCAGAGTAGCTACAAGTGCAACCGGCGGAGTATTCAAGATGTTAGGAAATCCGGCTTGTAGTCCGAGTAACAATTTAACAGCAATTAATGGCACAGCCCCAACGACAGACACACCTGTTACACAGGCTGCCAGAAAGGGGGCAATGTAATGCATAAAGTTGCAATGGAAATGGGAAAATGGGCTATGGAAAAAGCCAAAGCACATGGATTTGACAATCTTAGTTCTCAGGACTGGGATGATCTGAAAGATTGCTTAGAAGCGGTAAAATGCGCAATCTGTGCAGATAAAGATTACAGAATCGTAGAATCTATGGACGAATGCGAGCAGGAAGAGAAGTATCTTGGACGCATGGGATATGACAGATATCGTTATGCAAACGGCAGATTTGCACCAAAAGGCAAAGGAAATCGCATGGGATATAAACCATATCTGTACATGGAAGATGATGACTGGATGGAAGAGTATCTGAACAATCCAGAGTTTGAACGTAATATGTACCGCATGGGCTATCATCCAGACCGTAGTGATATGAGGATGGATGGAATGAACCATAAGCAGTCCAGATATGGCGAAACCTACGATAGATACAGTGAGAATCGCAGGCATTACCATGATTCTAACGATACAGAATCTAAGAGAAAAATGGATGATTCCATGAAAGAGTACACATCTGACATTATCCGCAATCTTACTGAGATGTGGTCTGATGCAGATGCGACCCTTAGGCAGTCGATGAAAACCGACTTAACTCGTCTGATACAGCAGATGAATTGAATATGAAATGAATTTTGCCCTTGTTACAGGAATGTAGCAGGGGCTTTTAATTGGAAATGGGGTATAAACATGATTCCTAATTTAAGAAAGTTATTTTGCAAACATAAGAACAGCGAAGTGATCTGCTGGCACTGGACACACGGACCGAATGGCAATGATATAAGATTTTTGGAAATCCAAAGAAAATGTATGGAATGTGGAAAATATTTCTTTACGCATATAAAAGATTGGGATGAGTGCGATGAATTTATTAAGAAGTATCCCGACAAAGAATGGTCAGATAAATGTAAGCCCGTTTTATACTTTAAAGGATGGTGATAAACCATGCTAAAACAATTCTATATGAACGGGGACTTATGGAGAGTTCACTTTGTTTCGCCTCATGATAGTGTTTTAATTGACCGTACAGGGCAGATGACACTTGCGGTATCAGATTATTCTACAATGACAATTTCGATTGCGAATAATCTGTACGGGGAACTTCTGAACCGTGTGTTTATCCATGAATTAGGGCATTGCGTAATGTTCAGTTATGGTTTATTACCAGAACTTCATCGTATGGTCAAGAAACAATACTGGGTCGAAGCAGAGGAATTTGTATGCAATATTCTGGCAGACTACGGACAGTTTGTTATTGGCACAGCCAGAGATATCTTAGGAAACCAGTTCACATATGTAGCTCCCATTGGGGCAGAAAGGATGATTGCATAGATGGCAAAAGCAGAAAACACAATTATTTTTGATGGCATTCAGTACAATCCCGGTGATGAATTGCCGGATTTAGGCAGTTGGGTATGTACAGATGCAAGAGGTATGGTTCGTGATTACGAGGGACTTTCAAAAGACGTGTCAAAGCTCCCGCATTATGTACAGAGTGGTTCTTCGGCACTGTGCCTTGATACCTCTGAATTATACGAATATCACAAACCTACCGATACATGGTACAAACTGTAAAGGAGAAGCGCATATGGCATTAACAGCAAAGAAAGTATATGCAATATTAAAACGCCAGATTTCCGATATGGAAGCAAAGTTAAACAGCCCTGTAAGATACAGAGGTACAGTTGCAACTGCTGATTTGCTTCCATTAAATCCAGACATTGGCGATATGTACAATATCGAGTCTAAGTCGGTCTACGGCGAAGCAGGAATGAATGTGGCATGGAACGGCGTAGTTTGGGACACTATGGGCGCTCCAATTGATATGTCACTGTATCTCACAAAAGAAGAAGCAGAGACGGTAATGCAAAGATTAGTTACGGAATATTTTGAAAAGAATCCAGTCAAGCCTGGAGCCACGACAGAACAGGCACAGCAGATCGAGCAGAACAAGACAGACATTGCTTCACTGAAAACGGAAACTGATTCACTAAAGGAAGATTTAGAGATTTCACTATTAGAAAACGACAGACTATATGAAGGTACAAATCTTACCGAAAAATTCAAAGATGAAATCGCTAATTACTCAGACATCTGGCAGTGGATCAAAGCTAGAATCAAGGCAGGAAGCTTTGCGGGTATTCATGTGAATGATTATATCCGCTGGCAGACCACAGATAACAAATGGATTGAGTCACGTGTTGCTGGTATCAACACCTACAGGAGATACGGTGACCGTGAAGTGCCAAACCATATTGACTTTATTAGTAAAGACCTGTGGCCGACACTACATGTAATGAACCCGGTCAATTACAACAATGGTATTATTCCAACTGAGAACCTGTCCGGTGACGGCACGAAAACAGCTTTTGTACTGACAAACGAAATGGCTGGCATTGCGTCTGTTACGATTGGCGGTACTGCGGTGACAAGCTACACATACGACATTGACACTCACACAATCACTTTTACCGAAGCACCGGCAACAGGTACAAACAATATCATAGTAACCGGAACCGGATCAGAGTATCTTTGGTTAGCTTCAGATTTGTATTTGTATGCAAACAGCTTAAAAGGTCATGTGGCAGGCGGTACAAGTAAAACATCGCCGGTAAAACTGGTAGACTATACAAAAGATGGTATCTGGTCGAAACTTCCGGAAGCCTTAAAATCTGTAATTGTGACCAAACGTGCATTACTTCCTCAGCGATATTCAGCATCCGGGATGTTATCAATTAATAATTCCTGGAGCTGGAAGGATATGGGTAAACTCTGGATCCCGTCAGAAATTGAAGTATATGGTTGTGGTGTGTGGGCGGAAAACGGATATGACAAGGGTGAATTTGTGCAGTATCCGATATTCAATTGCAATATGCGACGTGTAAAAGAACTGGGAGATGGAGGTGATCGCAACAACTGGTGGCTGCTCTCTGCTCCCACTGGCAACACCAGCAACTTCTGTAGTGTCTACAACAACGGTAGTGCCAACAGCAACAGTGCTTCCAACACCTTGGTGGGGTTGCCCGTCTGCTTCCGAATTGCGTAGTGAAAGGAGATTAAATCTATGAATTATAAAGCCGAAATAGTAGCTCTAAAAAGTTTACTTGCTGACACTGATTACAAGGCATTAAAACATGCCGATGGAGTAATGAGTGATGAAGAATATGAGCCTGTTAAAGTACAAAGAAAAGAATGGCGTAGACTTATCAATGAGTATGAAGAAAAAGTGAAAGGAATGGATGAATCGGAGTTTATGTAATTAACTAAAGAGGGCTTTAGTTAAGCAATTCGCAAAATTACAAAAGAAAAGATAGAAAATCTCTCAATTCTTACAAAGGAAGAAAAAGATTATATTTTGAATTGATAAGTGAAAGGAGAACTATTATGGCAGTTGCACAAAATACAGTAATCATTGATGATGTAGAATACAAGCCAGGCGAACAGCTTCCGCAACTTGGCAGTATTCACCGAGTTTTCAAAGATGGTGGTAAACGTCATTATGAAGGACTTGCGAAAGATTCAGACAAACTCCCTCTGTACGTTGCTAACAATTCATCATGTTTTATGACCGATACAGGAGAGTATTACAAATTTGATGAGAGTAAGAAATTGTGGTATAAACCTGATAAGATCGAACAAAGCAAAGTAACACCGATTGAAGTATATGGTGTTCTTAACGGAAAAATCCAGCAGGTATCAGAAGACGTAGAGGGAATTGCAACACCACTTTTATACAAAGGTTCCGTATCAAATATTTCACAGCTCCCGTTATCTCCTAAGATTGGATGGATGTATAATATATCTGAAAAATCTATTTATGGAGAGGCAGGCATGAATGTCGCATGGACAGGAGAAATATGGGACGCTCTTGGACCGGCTATTGATATGGCACCATACTTGAGAGAGGATTCCGAGATCATAACATCCTTGAAAACCAAAACGGAAAATCTGGAATCTGCGAATTACACCGACAGAGGTACATTAGCTGATACTGACGCCTTTCTGATCAATGACGGTACAGGAATGAAAAAGAGTATACTGAGCAAGCTGTCAGACTTTGTCCTTAATAAAATCGCCGACAAAGTATTCGAGAAGCTTCAGACGAACAACAAAACGATTCTGGGAGCGATTAATGAATTAAATAGTAACACTCTTCCAATATTTAAAGAATTTACAATTACACTTAATAGCAATATTTCAAATTTTGCAGATGGAAATGGATGTAATAATGGTGCGAATATGTGCGTTTATAGTAACTTATTGCATATTATTAGCCTTAATTTAAATATATTGAACTCAACATCGGATTATATTTTTACAATTAATAAAAAAGAACATTTTCCAAAAAATAACACAAGGTTAATATTTACATCTGAATCTGGAGCGGTTAATGCTATGCCATTTATACAGTCGTCAGATGGAAAAGTAAGATGTGATGGTACTATTCCATCTGGTAAAGCTAAAATTACGGTTATATATATGACAAATCAATAAATTAAATTTTGTCTCTCTTCCCATTTAATTCATTAAAATTCTTAAAACTTTTGTAAAAAGTTCTACCTATTATAATGAAACCGTGCTATAATTGCTATAACAGAACACAAAAAAAGAGGAGCTGGACTCCCGTCTACCAAACAAAAAGTCCAACTCCAAGCACCACAAAGGGTACAGGTATATTATAACACGGTACCCTCCCTTTGTGAACCCAAAAGGAGGGTTTTTTTATGGAAAATTTCGCAACAGAGTTTATGACCAAGTTAGACGGAAAGTTATCCCCAGAACAGATGAAGACAGTTCTGGCAGAATTGGAAATGTTTTCTGCAAATTTTGATATTGAGAAAAAGCAGACAAACATTGTCCCGTATCAGGGCTGTGTACCAGAGTGCTATAAGGTTTACCTTGTCTCTAAAAAGATAGAGGGAATGTCGCCGCAGTCTCTAGTGACTTATAAATGTAATCTTGATGATTTCTTTCGTTCAGTCAATAAGCCACTGGCCCAGATCACTACAAACGATATAAGGCTGTACTTGTATAGCTTGTCAGAAAGAAATACGAATCGAACGATTGACGGGAAGAGGCTTATCATTCATACTTTCTTCGACTGGTGCGTAAAAGAGGAGTATCTTGCAAAGAATCCGTGCAGTCGAATTAATCCGATTAAATTCGAGGTAAAGCCGAGGGAGCCGCTTGACGATATTGAGTTAGAATTGGTCAGAGATGCTTGCAAAGATTACCGTGAACGTGCGATTATCGAACTTTTTTATAGCACCGGTTGCCGTGTATCAGAGATGGTGGTCCTGAAGAAGTCAGATATTGACTTTCAGACTAAAGAAGTGCATCTATTTGGAAAGGGAAGTAAGCATCGCATATCTTATATCAACGCTAGGGCAGAAGTTGCATTGAAAAAGTACTGGTTTACTAGAGATGACTGTTGCGACAGTGCAATAGCAACTATTCGCAAACCGTACAGAGGAGTCACAAAGACACAACTGGAACAGATTGTAAGAAAAATTGGGGAAAGGTCGGAAATCGGAAGAAACTTATACCCACACCTTATCCGCCATACAACTGCCAGCTCAGCTCTTGAAAGAGGTATGAATGTTACGGACCTGCAAAAGATGCTGGGACACGAGAAACTTGATACAACTATGATTTATGCAAAGGTTAATCAAGAGTCGGTCAGATACAATCATCATAAATACGTCATTTAAGGAGAACTATATGAGAGGATTAAAACGGCAAAAGCAAACAATATACTGGTCTAGGGTGACAGAAGAACTTGACGGAATAGACACAATCAAGAAATATCAGAATCCAGAACTGCATTGCCTATCCGTGTCAGCAACAGCCGGAACGCCGGAAGAATTATCTGCCGGGTACGTCCCTGATTACGATAGGTACATCACGAATTTTGACCGTAGCTTTAAACCACAGATTGCAGATGTATTCTGGATAGACTACAAACCGGAATTGAACGAATCTGGAGAACTTATTCTGAATGAATCTGGAACGCCTACAGTCCCGCCGGATTACCGTCTGAAAAAGATTCTTGATACCCAAATAGGGAATGTAGCACGATATGGTATCAAGTATATAGGAGATGGTTCGGATGGCGAATAAAACTATCAAAATGGAATTGTCGCATAAATCCATACAGGACGCGATTAAACAACTCAGGCAGTACCAAAACAGCCTTAAAAGTAAGAATGAATTATTTGTTTGTCGACTGTCTGAACTTGGAATCCCTGTCATTGATCAGAATATTTCACTGTCGCAGGGCGATTCCGATAAAAATCACAGCACCTACATCAAAATCAATTCGTTCGGCGATTACTCACAAGCAACTTTAGTATGTGAGGGTGCAGGTCTGTTGTTCATAGAGTTTGGTGCCGGAATCCATTACAATACCCCGGCAGGCTCAAGCCCACACCCGAAAGGGCAGGAACTTGGATATACAATCGGTTCTTACGGTCAGGGTAAAGGAAAAAACGATTCTTGGACATACACGTCTGAAACTGGCGAATGGGTACGGTCATATGGTACCGAAGCCACTATGCCGGTTTATAAAGCAAGCATGGAAATCATACAGAACATTCGGAAAATCGCAAAAGAGATATTTTCTACTTAAACTTCATACTGAAACATACTATTCAAAATGGTATACTATAACATATAAAAGCATCTGCAAACAAGCAGGTGCTTTTTTCATGCAAAAACATAGAAAAGGAGAATGTAAGCATGTTAGTAGAAACAATGATTATCAGAAAAGTAGAAACGAGCATTGTCACAAGCCTAGATGTCGCGGAGACTTTTGGAAAAGAACATAAAAGAGTATTGCAGGACATTAGAGAATTAGGATGCAGTGAAGAATTCGGACAGCACAATTTCGTGCCTTCCTCATATACAAGTATTCAGAATAAAAAGCAACCTATGTACTGTATGACAAGAGATGGGTTCACACTTCTTGTTATGGGATACACTGGCGAAAAAGCCATGAAATTCAAAGAAGGATATATCCGCCAGTTTAATGCAATGGAAAAAGTTCTTTTAGGGAAAATTAGAGAACGAGACAAAGGCATTGCAGTGAGACAGGCGTTGACCAATGCACTTAAAGAATCTCAAGAAAATGAGAGAATGCATGGTCATGCGCATTCGACATATACAGATATGGTATATCGTACATTGTTTGGCAAAACTGCAAAACAACTTAGAGAAGAAAAGGGAATCTCTACCAAGGACAATCTGAGAGATTTCCTCACTGAAGAAGAATTAAAAGCAGTTCAATCAAAAGAAATGCTTGTTAGCGGATTGATTGACTGTGGATGGGGATATTCTCAAATAAGAGATTTCCTAAAGGACAGTCTCAAAATATGTTAGAACAGGCGAGGTGATTCTATGCCAGACACGATCAATAACCCAGTATCAGAAGTATTTTCTAGGTGGAGTAAAGATATTCAACCAGCAGTCGGCAAAGGCAATTTTTCCATGGAGAAAAGCCAGACAATAGCATCTGGCAAAACAAAATACGCCAGATTGTTCATGATGGGGAATCCCACGCAGTCGACAAGTCTTGAAGGTCACGAATGTGCAACAATTCTTTCGTTTCAAACGGAAAGTTACGCATCTGGGACAAAGGCTTTATCGACTGCATATGAAATCGACAGCAAAAGTCATCAGGCCATGATTTCAATGGGCTTTCGCCGGACATACGGACCGGAAGAAGTTGCAAACTCCGAAAAGAGTTTTAAGCGAATCATAAGCCGGTACAGCAGAATTTACACCGGGCAATTATTGGAAGCGTAACAGCTTCTATTTTTTATACCAAAAAGAAAGGAGAGTGTCCCTATGAGTAAAGATAAATTACAATGGCTGAAAGCTGCGGGAATCAGAGCCGTTAAGACAGTTGCTCAGACAGCAGTTGCAACAATCGGAACCGCGACAGTCCTTGGAAGCGTTGACTGGAAGATGGTCGTATCCGCGTCCGTTCTTTCCGGCGTTTTATCCTTGCTTACATCTGTAGCAGGGCTTCCAGAACTGAAAACAGGCACAGATGAATAGAAAGGACGGTGATCCTTTTATCTCCCGGATGCAGGGTTACGCATCAGAGCCGTGTGGCTCTTTTTTATTGTGATTTTATAGCTGAAAAGCAGAAAGGAGCCGAATATGGCAGACAAAGGAAATATAGCAGGCGTAAGTACCGTTGGTTCGCTTACTGGATATGCAGTTGAAACAACAGCGGGTACTAAACCGACAACTTTTAAACTTCTTCACAGAATCAATGCTTCTGATGAAATCAAAATTGATGTAGAAACAATCGACGCTTCCGCACTTGAAGATGAAGTCGAAAGAACTATCGCAGGACGTGGTTCTACAGGTGGTACATTCAACGTAACTGTGAACGTGACCGATGAAACTATCACTGAATGGGAAACCTTAATCAGTGAATATAAAACAGGAAAAACAGATGGAAAATCTATGTGGTATGAAGAATACTTCCCGTCTCTTAAGAAAGCATTCTTCACAAAAATCGAGCCACCGACAATCATTCCTAAACCGGCAAGAGATCAGAACGGCCTGTTAACCGTCGAAATGTCTCTTACTATCAATGAATATGTCGGACCGAGTGAAGCAGTAGTTCCAACTGACAGCGGCCTTTAAGCACATTTGGGAGGACAAATAATATGTATAAAGTTTTAAAAATCGGCGGCAAAGACTACAAACTTGAATATGGAATTGAAGCATCACTGTTTGATGATTGTGTGAAATCCGTAATGAATATGCTTGTTTCCACAAGTGGCGGAACGGACAAGAGTCTTAAGGAAATGGTTTCTGGAATGAGTAGTATTCCAAATACTGCGCTCAATGCGTTCTATGCCGGATTACTTCAATATCATGGCAACCATTCTGACGGTGATGGCACTGTCCCGGATTTAGATACCGCCAAAAAACTTGCAGCACAGTATATGGCCGAGCATAAAGATGATGAACAGGGAAACTTCTACGGTCTGTTTTCTATGTGCATTGAACAGATGGAGGAAGATGGTTTTTTCAAATTAACCGGTCTGGAAACGTTCATGGACAACGTGAATGCGGCAATGGACTCTGTGAAAGCGAAGAAAGCACCGAAGAAGCCGACAGATCACTTGAAAAAAGCTACAGCGAAATAATCTGGGATGAATTATACCCAATGGCTGTGCGTATTGGAATGTCAAAAAAAGAATTTCTCAGGAGCACTCTTAAAGACCTGAGAATCCGTATAGAACAATATGGAATCTCAAAAAATGAAGAAATTAAGTCGCAGTTAATAAACATGGACTATCAGGCATGGCTGACCGGATTGTATGTCAAGACGAGTATTTCGTGCGCATTATTTCCGAGAAAGGTTAGTTATCCGAGCAAACCAATTACGCAGGAAAAACAAAATAATTGGGTCAAACATAATCCAAATACGCCAAAGAAATCAGAAGCAGAACTAAGACAAGAAGAACGTTACTACGAACTTCTTATCAGGCAGGCAAATGCAAATATATCTGAAATAGGTAATGAAAAGGGCAAGCAGGATGAATAGTAGTCTTGCTTGCCCTTTATTTTTTTGAAATAAAGGAGGTGCTTATATGCCTGACAACACAATAGATAGCCTTGCGATAGAGGTCAGCAGTAACGTATCAAATGCAAGTAAATCCATTGATGATTTATGCAATAAACTGAATCGTCTGAGTAGCCGTATGTCTGATAGTATCAAGTATCTTAGAGACTTTTCAGCTTCCGTAGGCACGGTCAATTCTGCTGTTCAAGCACTTAAATTAGACAGGCTTGATTTATCAACGATAAACAGTCAATTGCAACAGTTTGCTCAGTCTATGAGTGCGCTCGGTAGCCTGAACTTGCGAAACAACGGATTAAACTCATTCGTAAATGCAATCCGCAGACTGAACGAAACATTAAACTCTACAGGTGATGTGTCTGGAAAGATTCAGAACATGATTTCCGAATTATCTGGTCTTAGCAGTATTCCAGACGTATCAAACAACGTGAACCGGTTTGTTTCTTCATTGGCAAGATTGGCGAATGCAGGTGGCTCTATTGATGCAGTTACATCAAAACTTCCAAATCTTGGTGAAGAACTCAGAAAAATCATAGTTTCGTTCTCTGGAATAGGTAATATCTCTCAACCAATTAATACATTTGTTCAGTCAATTTCACAGTTGGCAAATGCAGGAGATAAAACTGGAAAGACTGCAACTCAGCTTAATGATTTGGCTAATAGCTTAAAATTATTCTTTCAGACAATGAGTACTGCTCCAAGAATTAGTAACAGCACAATTCAAATGACACAGGCTATTGCTCAATTGGCAAACTCTGGGGCAAATGCTGGTAGGGCGGCAAGGTTTACTGCGAGTGCTTTTTCCAGACTGGGACAGGGTGCGGCTGCTTCGACGGGAAAAGTTAGAAGACTCGGTAATGCCGTTGGAAATGTAGGAAGTAAAGCTAAAAAAAGCTTACCTAGCATTATGTCCTTGGTTGCGAAGTTCTGGACGTTGAAATTTGTTGTTGGAAAATTCGGTAGCGCAATTGAAAGTTCCATGAACTTCCTCGAAGATTATAACTACTTTCAAGCGGCGTTCCGTCAGGTAGCAGATAAAGCAGGAAAAACTTGGTCGGAAGCAGGGTATGACTCCGCAGAAGCATACGCAGATTCATTCAGCCAGAGAGCCAGAGAACTTACATCTAAAATGTCTGGATTTGATGTTTCTGACAATGCGATTCTGACCGCAAATAAAACCGGTAAGTCACTTGGCATGGACCCGTCCATGCTTTTAAATTATCAAGGCCAGTTTGCACAGTTATCATCATCTATGGGAACGACTTCTGAACAGGCTTTAAAGCTGTCGAATGCGTTAACTATGATCGGCGCAGACCTTGCATCTGTTAAAAATCTTGATTTTAAAACAGTTTATGAAAACTTATCCTCTGGATTAGTAGGAATGAGCCGTGCTGTAGATAAATATGGCGCGAATATTCGTGTAGCAAACTTACAGCAATACGCTTCGAATCTCGGACTGCAAACAGCTGTATCAAAGATGGACCAGGCAAGCAAAGCAATGCTGAGGACAATAGTGATACTGGATTCTACACGGTATGCATGGGCGGATATGGCAAATACGATAAATATGCCAGCCAACCAGTTACGTATACTTCGTGCAAACTTAGTATCCTGCGCCAGAGCATTAGGGAACATCTTTATGCCTGTAGTTGCGGCAGTGCTTCCATACATCAATGGTCTCGTAATCGCATTTCAAAGACTTTTGACATACATTGGTTCACTTCTTGGAGTTGATACCAAAATCGGAAAAATGTTCGGTTCTATCGGTGGTGGAAGTGAAAATCTCTCGAATGCACTTGATTCCATAGACGATTCTGGAATTTCGGACGTAAATGATGCTACAAAAGATACAGACAATAATCTGAAAAATGCAACCAAGAGCGCAAAAAAATTAAAACAGTTCCTCGCATCCTATGATGAACTTGAAATTATGAGCAAAGACGATAGTTCTCTGTCAGACCTTGCAAATTCTAAAATTAAAACGCCAAAAATTGACACATCTGCAATTGACGCAGGAATCCTCAATGATGCCCTTGATAAGCTTTTGAATGAATACCAGAAAAAATGGGATGCTGCCTACAATTCCATGGAAAATAAGGCTATAGCGTTCGCTAATAAGGTTACAGACGCATTTAAGAAACTTGCAAAAGCCGCAGAACCTACCACAAAAGCACTGAAAAATCTCTGGAACAATGGATTGAAACAACTCAGAGATTTCACATGGACAGCATTAAAAGATTTCTGGAATCATTTTTTAGTTCCGCTTGGCAAGTGGACACTTGGGGAAAAAGGATTACCACGATTAATCAATGCTTTTAACGATTTTCTTGTAAAAATTAACTGGGATAAAATCAATGCTTCCCTTGTGCAATTATGGGATGTATTAGAGCCATTCGCTGAGAATGTCGGAACAGGATTGCTTGATTTCTTTGACGATTTCTTTGACAAGGCGGCAGACGGAGTGAACAAACTCCCTGATCTGATTGACAAGTTTAAAGAGTTTATCGCGTCATTCTCGCCAAAGCAAGCACAATCTATCGGTTATTTCCTCGGACAGCTTCTGACTGCCTTTATGGCGTTCAAAGGGCTTACATGGTTTGGGGGCATTTTCGGTAAAGATGGAATAATTGGCAAAGGCATTACCATGTTAGCGGCACATCCATATGCTTCGATAGCAGCTGGGCTGGGACTTACCGTCGCCGCGCTTGATAAGTTCGGAGTGATTGATGTTGATTGGGATGGATTATGGACAAGAATTGGAAATCTCAAAGACGTAATTGTAAATTTCATCAAAAATATTGACTGGGATTCATTGGTAAAAACAATCGGTGATGTATGGGATGTATTTCAGCCGTTTGCTGAGGGATTCGCAGATGGGTTTATCAGCTTTTTCGATATAATGCTGAACGATATCGGCGCTCCACTGATTAATACATTAGTAAGCGTCTTAGATGCTTTCGCAAAAGTCCTAGGAAAGCTTGACGATAAACAGATAGAAGCTCTCGGGAATGCTCTCGCACAGTTTTTTATCATAAAAGGAAGCGTTAAGTTTGCTCGAAATATATACAATGTAGTTAGTTCTATCAGCGCACTTAGAACAATCTTTGGTGGATTAGGAACGGTTCTTTCTACAGCCAGCGGTGCATTACAGACATTCTTTGGCTCTGGACTCGGTTCTACACTTGCGGCAGGATTCGCAGACAGTATGGTTGTCTTAGGCACTGCAATGGCGGGATTCAACCTTGGGAAATGGATAAGCGTTAATCTGTTCGGCGGCGAAGATAAAACCTTCGGGGAATTTTTGGAAGATAATGTATTCGGTTATCAAAAAGGGGATTTTACCGGAGCTATCAACGAATGGATGAAAGATATATTCGGAGTTGGAAATAAGCTTACAGAGGACGACTTAAAAGTATTCCAGGAATATGAAGATGCCATTCTTAGTCTGGTTCACGCAAGCCAGATTTCGGGTGAACAAGCATATCCTTTATTAACATTCCTTTCTGAATTAAAAGACAATGGATATAGCACAGAACAGGCATTGCATGAACTTGAACTTAAACTCAATAATCTAGGGATTTCATCAGAAGATTTTGAGAATGCGATAGCAGGAGTAAATAAACCGGTCAAAGACCTTGGAGACACAGCAGAAACATCCTCTAATCAGTTCTCAAACATGGCTGATCGGATTAACAATGTTTCGTTTGAAGATATCTCAGAGCAACTTACAGGATTCCAGACGCTTATCCAGACCGTAGACTTTGCTACTTTGGTAACTGATACGGCAAATGCAATTGATGAAATGGGTGGCATCTGGGAAAACGGAAAACAGATTCTCGGCGAAAAAGCATTGCAGATTTATCAAGAAATTGCAAAGGGATTAGAGCCAGACGACAACGGTTACTATACTTTAGCAAACGGACAGATGGTACAGTTCGGAAAAGGTATTTCTGACTATGAAGGCACTCTACAAAGCACAATGGATTCAACTCTGCAAGGGGCAATTAACGGTGTTCTGGATAACAATACTGGTTTTGAATTAGTTACAGAACTCGGAAAGAATCAGATTCTTGCCGTAGGTAGCGGAATTGAGCAGAACGGCAGTAAAGTCACTGAAAAGCTTAACTCGACAATTCAATCATCTACGAAAGGCGCAGAAGAAACTGCGAAATCAAGCGGCAAAACCCTTGGAAGCAACATTGCAGAGGGATTACAATTTGGAATTAACGGGAAGAAAGAAAGCACAAAGACTTCGATTCTTGACCTAATGAATAACAGCGTAAAAGCCCCTGCGCAGGAAGCAGTAGACTCTCACTCTCCGTCCAGATGGTTCAAGCAGCTTGCAGAATACTGCGGTCAAGGATTCCAAAACGGATTAGAGCCGGGCTTTTCCTCATCATTTACATGGTTTGGAAGAATTCGAACCAGAATCAGCAATTCTATTGGAAACTTGTATAATATCGGCTGGAACTCTATTATCGGTTTGAATAACGGAATCGTAGGCGCGGCACAACAGCTTTATGCGAATGTGCAAAAAATCGCTCAAAATATATCAAATACGTTCCGCAGAGTCCTTAAGATTCACAGTCCATCACAGGTGATGATGGAACTCGGTGGGTTCACCGTTGAGGGATTCCAGCTAGGTATGCAAAGTATGCTTCCAAAAGTCGAATCAACCATCAATGACATAAGTGCAGAAGTGCAAAAGATTAACACGCCATCCGCAGACATTATTACAAAGAGTACATCCTATCAGGAAGTAAAAAGCAGAATGTCAGTTGATACAGATGATTTTGTTGACGACATTCGGAAAGAAGTCATGGCAATCAGTAGTAACACGTTTGACAATAACCAGATGATCGGACAGGCGGTCAAAAACGCTCTGAACGGCATGGCGATCTATGCAGACGGACATCTGATTGGATATTTGAAAGAAGAAAATCAGCAGTTTAGAAACCGTAATGGCTACGGAATATTTGAAGGGTAGGTGATAGAATGAGTGACTTTATTGCAGGAAGTAGTTTCCAAGGTTATTTTTTAAAGTTCGGGGGAAGTGTTCTCCCGAACAAATTCTTAGCCTATAATGATTACTCCGCAACTCCGAATCAGCGAACAGAGATAGAAGCGTACAGAGACTTAAACAATCTCTTACACAGAGACACAAGCCAGAATTTTAAGACAAAAATAGACTTCAACACGCGACCGATGTGGTTGCCGGACAAAATAGAGATGCAGTCTGTTTTCAAATCAGGCTTAGTCAATAAGGCACAGCGGAAGTACAAGGTCACATACTGGGACGACGAGGAAAACACCTACAAAACAGGTGTTTTTTATATGCCTGATGTTGAGTATAAACCTATCAGAGTTGTAGGAAATAACATTTTATATAACAAAATCAGAATCGCACTGATCGAATACTAGCAACCAGAGTGCATGGGTGTCACAGCTCATGCGCTCTTTTATTTTATAGACGGGAGGATGATTATGGCAGATACAGTATCTTTTGACAGTTTATTGAATA